GTAGTCTTCCACTTCCTCATCGGCATCTATGCATACATGGGTCGTGAGTGGGAACTGTCATACCGCCTGGGTATGCGCCCCTGGATCTGCGTAGCATACTCTGCACCTGTTGCAGCAGCATCCGCAGTCTTCCTCGTCTATCCTTTCGGTCAGGGATCTTTCTCCGATGCTATGCCTCTTGGTATCTCTGGTACTTTTAACTATATGCTTGTGTTCCAAGCAGAGCACAACATCCTTATGCATCCGTTCCACATGCTCGGTGTTGCTGGGGTATTCGGTGGATCTCTTTTCTCTGCTATGCACGGATCTCTGGTTACTTCTTCGCTCGTCCGTGAGACGACTGAAAGCGAGTCCCAGAACTATGGTTACAAGTTTGGTCAAGAAGAAGAGACCTACAACATCGTCGCCGCTCACGGTTACTTCGGTCGCCTGATCTTCCAATACGCTTCCTTTAACAACTCCCGTTCGCTGCACTTCTTCTTGGCAGCATGGCCTGTTATCGGTATCTGGTTCACCGCTCTGGGTGTGTCAACCATGGCATTCAACCTGAACGGTTTCAACTTCAACCAGTCAATCCTGGATGGTCAAGGTCGTGTCCTGAACACCTGGGCAGACGTTCTGAACCGCGCTGGACTGGGTATGGAAGTCATGCACGAGCGTAACGCTCACAACTTCCCTCTGGACCTGGCAGCTGCTGAGTCAACTCCTGTTGCTCTGACTGCTCCTTCTATCGGTTGATATAAAACTTAATACCTAAGATAAATAAGAGGGTCTATGACCCTCTTTTTTTATGCTCTACTTGTTTTCTAAGAAATCTTGTGGACCCTGTATGCTGGTTGACAAGTATTTGAATTCAATCAAAGACGATCGCAAAGAACATATCACTTATATTGATCTTGAAGACGTAGGTTCTACACCGTCAGAAGAGAACCTTGAACTTGCGAGAAAGTATGCTGTAACAGCAACTCCAGTTCTCATCGCTGTGGACGATGAAGGTGAGTTTGAAACCTACATTGGTGGCATGTCGATCACTCAAAATATTCGTAAAGTTTACGACAAATATGTTAAATAGTAATGTAGTTGCAAAGCAGGTTCCTAATGTATCGGGAACCACATCTCCAGAAAAAGTCGGATGAATGTGCAGAGCTTTGGGTCTGGTGGAAAGAATTATTTGATAAGGATCCAAGCAGTAAAGAAGCAAAAGATGCTAGGGAAAAATGGTGTAATTGTGTTACAGAATTTGGCAAAATGGTAAGTGAGGAAGTCAAAACAAATACCAGATATCACGGTATACGCAAGTAATAGATAGGGTAGTCGCATAGGACTTAATGAAGTTCTTTTTCGCTCTACTCGCCACACTGTTCTTTTCTGCACCTGCTTGGGCTGTAGATGTTCAAATGGGATCAGGTGGTAACTTGATTTTTGACCCAGCAGAGGTTACAATATCCGCAGGTGAGTCGGTTCATTTTGTGAATAACATGCTCCCTCCTCACAATGTCATTGTTGAGGATCATGACGAACTTTCTCACGAGGCACTCGCATTGATGCCTGGTGAAGAGTTCGATGTCACCTTCACTGAAGTAGGTGATTACACATACTGGTGTGCTCCACACAAAGGCGCTGGTATGATTGGTACTGTACACGTTGAATGATGAAAATTTTTCTTGACACAGCTGATGTGTCTGATATCCGTAAAGGGTATGAAACTGGATTGATTGATGGCATCACAACTAATCCCACTCTGATCATGCGGAGTGGGCGCAATCCTGAAGATGTTTATCAGGAACTCATTGATATGGGTATCCCAGACATCAGCATGGAAGTAGTTGGTGATGCTAATGAAATGCTCCAAGAGGGGTTGAGACTGTCTGATAAGTTCAATGGCGCTGCGACAATCAAAGTTCCTTGTACTCCTGATGGTCTCCTTGTCTGTAAGGAACTGCACAAAGCAAAAATCCGTACTAACGTCACTCTGATTTTCTCAGTAGCACAGGCGATTCTTGCTGCGAAGGCTGGCGCAACTTACGTGTCTCCTTTCGTTGGACGCTGCAATGACAACTCTTTCAGTGGCGTTGAATTGGTTCGTGCTATCTCTGGCACTCTTCGTACTTGTGGATCCCCTACAGAGGTCCTGGCAGCGTCTCTGAGAGACGTTCACCACGTATCACGTTGCTTCCTGTATGGTGCTGGTGTGGTTACTATGCCACCCAAAGTCTTCTGGAAGATGTACGATCATGTACTGACTCGTGAGGGTCTTGCACAGTTTGATGCAGACTGGGCAAACGTACAAAAGTAAAAATACTTATTGACCTACACCTAACTTTGCATTACAATATATATTAAGAATCATTAAGTTTTATGGTTGGAAAACTAGATCCGGAAGAACGGGTACTTGACTCAGTTCTTCCAGAATGGTTTGCACAAACGTCCGATGATCCTTACGATCGGCATAATTATCGTCTCCATTTTAAGAATGGTAAGTCTGCAGACTTCGATGATTATATGAATGTGCAGGCTGCTTGGTTTCAATATGAGTCTAAGTTCCTTAGTCACATTGAGATTCTTGATAAAAAGAAAACTACAGGTGGAGGTTTTAAATAGATGGTAACATCTACTATTTCACGACAACAATATCAACGGGGTTGGTTCGATGTCCTTGATGACTGGCTTAAACGAGATCGCTTTATCTTTGTGGGTTGGTCTGGACTCCTTCTTTTTCCCACTGCTTATATGGCAATTGGTGGCTGGCTTACTGGTACAACGTTTGCTACAAGCTGGTACACCCACGGACTCGCGAGTAGTTACCTTGAGGGTGCTAATTTTCTCACAGCGGCTGTGTCAACGCCTGCTGACGCTATGGGTCATTCTCTTCTTCTACTTTGGGGTCCTGAGTCTCAGGGAGATTTCCAACGTTGGATCCAACTTGGGGGACTCTGGAATTTTGTGGCGCTCCACGGTGCCTTCGCCCTAATTGGGTTTATGTTGCGTCAGTTTGAACTTGCACGTCTCATCGGAATCCGTCCCTACAATGCAATTGCTTTTTCGGGTCCTATTGCCGTATTCGTTAGCGTATTTCTCATTTACCCACTTGGACAGTCATCTTGGTTCTTTGCACCGTCGTTTGGCGTGGCAGCGATTTTCAGATTCCTACTATTCCTTCAGGGCTTCCATAACTGGACGCTCAACCCCTTTCACATGATGGGTGTTGCGGGTATCTTAGGTGGAGCATTGCTCTCAGCAATTCATGGTGTGACTGTGGAGAACACTCTTTATGAAGACGGTGAACAAGCGAATACATTCAAAGCATTTGACTCAACGCAAGAGGAAGAAACTTACTCCATGGTTACGGCAAACCGTTTCTGGAGTCAGATCTTTGGGATTGCATTCTCCAACAAACGTTGGCTTCATTTCTTTATGCTATTTGTTCCTGTTATGGGACTCTGGACATCCAGCATTGGCATCATCGGTCTTGCTCTTAACCTCCGTGCTTACGATTTCGTCTCTCAGGAGATCCGCGCAGCGGAAGATCCAGAATTTGAAACGTTCTATACAAAGAACATCCTACTGAATGAGGGACTTCGTAACTGGTTAGCACCAGTCGATCAACCACATGAGAAGTTCATCTTCCCAGAAGAAGTATTGCCTAGAGGAAATGCTCTCTGACGATACTCCATATAAATTAAGAATAATCATTATGGATACTTGGCCTAACTTGTACCGTCCATCTAAGGATTGGAAACCACCAGTTGCCAACAAAAAGAAACCATGATACACTCGGAGGGTTCACACCCTCCTTTTTTATGTGGTTGACACGCATACAATTGTTATCAAGAGAAGAGTGTCAAACGATCTCTGATTTGATTTTAGAGAATGAGGAAATGGTGAAATCACTTGGTCCTGATATTTACACAGGAACTGCAGAAAATTCTTTAACTGGTAGATTTTATCTCTTCAATTACTTAAACATTCCAGAAATCAATACGATACTGAAACCAAAACTTCAGAAACATTTTAAAGGATATATTCAGTGCTGGGCAAATACTATTAGAAAGGGTGAGTATATTAAATCTCATAGTCATTCTAATAATCCTAGAGATGACTATCTCTGTGCAAATATATTTTTATCTGGAAATACTAAACCTGGAACAAAATATTATCTTGACAAACCTGAGACAGTTGAAAACAATCTGGGTGAGATGATTGTATTTCACTGTCACTTGGTTCATGAAGTTCAAACTTATCAAGATGATGAAGTAAGAATTAGTATAGGAATGGATATACTTCGTGATGTTGCTGATCCAGACAACCTTGATAGATACCACATCATCTGATATACTAAATTGAAGTTTGATTCCAAAAAAGGTCGGAAAAAAATTCCGGCAAAATTTTGACCCCTTTACTTTTTTCAAAATGTTTACAGTTTATTCAAAAGAAAATTGCCCCTTCTGTACTAAAGTAATTACAGTTCTCAAGTTGACTAAACAAGAATATGAAGTCAAAAAGTATGGGGTTGACTTTGATCGGGATGAGTTCTATGATATGTTTGGTGAGGGTAGTTCATTCCCACAAGTCAAATACCTAGAACAAAATCTTGGAGGATCTGCTTCCACCATTAAGTTTTTAAGAGAGGAAAAATTCATCTAGCCCTATATAAATCGTGAACCAAAGTGGAATTAATGAACGAGGAGGACTACGAAGTCGTTGAGAGGGCAGTAGATATGTCCTTTCAAGGCAAGTTCTTATTAAAATTCTATGACTATCTAAAGTATAGAAAGGCGAGAAAAATTGATGCTGATGCATTCATTGATAGTGGGACAGCAAGTAACATTGCCTTGACTGTAGATCAATTAGAAAAATATACTTCTAAAAGATCTGATTCATACATGCGTGAAGCATATGGTTTTATCCCAAAGGCGAAAGCGAGGAAGATAAAAGAATATCTTAATTCAATTCTTGAAGATGCCCGGAGGTATAGTTATGATCGAAGACGTGGGAGGAGAAAGAAGCAAACTAAATAAAGCTGAATCCGATATGAATCGCGGATTCGAGTTACTACTTAGAAATAAAAAAAGGAGGAGAGTAGTCCAGCCCCCCAAAACTTTTCAAGTGAAGTTTGGAAATGCGATTACTCTCTTCGGTAGAGAGTTTCACATCTTCTTTGAATTTCATTTGAACGTCAAGAAGAAGCTCTCAGGAGGAGAGGAAAAATGTTAGCAGTAACACTGGTGTTTGGAACTTTAGTTTCCATCATGATGTTTTTTGTAGGAGGTGTGGTAGGATGGTTAGCGAAAGACCATGTTTATCAAACACAACCCATCTACACACATCCAGAGATGTTTGACGAGAATGGAAACATCCTCCCCGACGAAATTTTAGCAGTTCGATTTGAAAATGACTATGAGCCCGACGAAGACGAAGAGTGAGACTAAACTCCCACCCAATCCATTTATGAATGAAGTCCTTGAACTTGCTAGTAAGCAACGTTCTAAGGCAAAGAAGGCAGAGATCCTCAGAGAGTACTCCTGTGACGCCCTGAAGGCGCTTCTGATCTGGAACTACGATGATACGGTGATCTCTGTCCTCCCGCCCGGTGAGGTGCCTTACAAACCCAATGAGAACCCTCTTGGTACTGATCACTCATCCCTCCGTCGCGAGTGGAAGAACCTTTACAACTTTGTGAAGGGTGGGAATGATAGTCTTCCTTCTTTGCGTCGCGAAACCATCTTCATTCAGATTCTTGAGAGCCTTCATCCAACTGAAGCAGAAGTTCTCTGCCTCGTAAAGGACAAGCGTCTCACTGATAAGTACAAACTTTCCCTAGACGTTATCAAGGAAGCATATCCTGATATCACATGGGGTAATCGTTCATGAAGTGGTTCTGTAAAGACTGTGATCTGGAGGTCGAGAATCGTCGCGACCTCCCAAGCAATACCTACGTAGTTGAATACAAAGACGAAGGGTCTGTAAAATACGATATTGTTCAACCACGAAAAACAATTGAAGTTTTTGACTATTACTGGGACAATTACAAGGAAAACTTGATCACTTTCTATCAAACAGAAGGTGTTGTCTCTCCCAAACTTTGGCGTGATCCTAAGGCTAAAAAATGACTGACGGTTTTGGCAATGAAGAAAGTGGTGCTAAGATTGAAATTGAACTCAACAAAGAAGTAGTTCGCCGCATCACTAAAGAATATAAAAACATCAAGAAGTACATGAAGTCTTCTCTGTATGCTGTGAAGCAAATGGACGGCACAGAGGATGTTGTTTCTAAACTTCTTAAAGAGGGTGAGGAGAATGATGGGTAAACATTATCTCCTTCAACTTTACGGAGTGGACTACGATAAACTTGATAACGAATCATACCTTCGTAATCTAATTGAAATTGCCGCTGAGACTAGTGGGGCAACTGTTATTCAAACCATCTCAAAGAAGTTTGATCCACATGGTGTTACTGCTGTCTCTCTTCTTTCCGAGAGTCATATTAGTATCCATACTTGGCCCGAAACTCGTGAGGCGGCAGTCGATATCTTCACTTGTGGCAAATGTGATCCTAAAATTGGTTGTGATGTTATGATTCAGCAACTTGAACCACAACTTCATACACTCAGTTACATCGAAAGATAATAAATATCCTTCGAGGAGATAAAAACTTATGCTATCTACCGCGTACAGACTTAGATTAGAATCTATCTGTAGATGTATCGCCAATAAGGAACAAGTTCCACTGGAAGATATGATCTGGGCAGAGAAATTGGCGAAGGCACATACTACTGCTAGAGAATGGTTGCGTAAAGCACGTCGCCATGCGGCACAAGATATTGAAGAAGGTAGTATGGATGATTTTATGAATAAGATGGGATTAGGAGACCCCGACCCATCTAATTACAAAACGGGGTTTGATTCTGCAGATGAAATTGCAGACTGGTTCAAACAAGATAGACCTGATGATTGGAGACAACGTGACTGATAGTGGATTTGAACCTTGGGAGGAAGAAACTAACAAGGTAATTGCTAGAGATCTCATTGAGAATATTGAAAAACTTCTAGGTGGTAAGGCACATTATTTCACCTGTTGCGACAAAAAAACTCAACACAAAAGAATCGTAATTGATTATGGACACAGCAGTAATCTATAGTAATGGTAGTCAGGAGTGTGAGCGGATGTCCATGCTCCTTAAATCTATTGGTGGTGAGTTCCACGAGTACTACTTGGGAAAAGACTTTAATGACGGTCAGTTCTTAGCTGAATTTGGTGACGAAGCAGAATACCCACAAGTTGCTATTGGAAACACTCACGTTGGTGGGATGAAAGATGCGCTGAGATATCTCGTTTGTAAAGAAATTATATAATTGTATAGCAAGTTACAAAAAAACTTGACTAGATAGTACACAGGAGTTATAATACTCCAGTACGTTCATCTCATGCTCAGTATCCTACTGGCATTGACCCTTGCCCATCATGATGACGCTAATCCTTACGGGTGGCACATGTCTTGTGAAAGGTTCTTACAGAGACGAGTAGAAATCCAAGCAGATCCAAACCTTGATCTTCGGTCAAAGTTGAGTCTGATAGGGTATCTTAAGTCAAAAGTAGAAGGTCAGTGTGAAGGTACTTACACATGAGACGCAAGTAAGTCGCGGAACGGAGCGTTCATCCCATGATTGATCTATTACTTTATTCGGGTATCGCCTGTGCAGATGCTGATGCTATAATGCTTCGCATTCAAAAGCATGAGACTCTGAAAGCAGAGTGGAAACTCGAACTGGTAGAAACCATTAAGGATTCCACACCAGAATGTCCATGGGACGCAAACGACTGAAGGAACGGAGAAACGGATCCTGCGAAAGCAGAGAAGGTTAATTTCCATTCTTTTAGGTAACGACTAATGAACACACTCAATCTCATCAAGAAGCAAATCGAAAAGGCAGCTGCACTGCATGATTCACAAATCGCTATGACATCCTATCGTGGTGTCAAGTGTGAAGTACATAAGTCTGGTAAGGAGTCTCACGGCACTTACTGCTATCGTGGTCGCACTTACGTTAAGTGATCGCCATGGGAGCACTACAACTCACCGGGATCGTATCCCTAGGTTCTGTAGCATTCCTTTCTATTCTGTACGGTGAACTGAAGCTTCTGTACAAAAACTAGGAGAAAAATGCTGAAGATCAAAATTGAATATGATCTTCCAGTGTTTGATTCTGAAATTCACGATCCCGATAAAGTTTTTAGACTTATGACGTATCGTGGTGTAACGTATGCCAAATGGGTTTATTTAAAATCTAGAGGCATACAAAACTGGAACGTTAGAGAGGGTTAACAACCCTCTCTTTTTTTGTACTTTTGTATTAAAGATAACAAACTTAGTTAATTTGTGTGTCTTTCATGACAATTTTCCTAGATAGTGGTAGAATTAGGAAGTAAACAAAGTGATCTGAAATTGCTCCACATTATGACTTGAACACCTTTATCCTTGGAGATTATCATGCATAATCTTATGTCGTATAATCAATTAGCAGGTTGGAAACAAAGTATTGCTAGACTAAATCGAACTCTAGATCGTAACATGGAAGAATCTGATGCGATTAATGATTATTACAACTGCTTAATTGAATGTAATGATTCTCAGGCGACTTGTAAACGAATATGCAGGAGGATATTAAACTAGTCATTTTGAGGGGTTGACTACCCCTCTTTTTTTGCGTATAATTAGACATGAATACTTTTTGTTTATGGATCGCGAGAAACTTAAACTGATTGTTCGCAATCTGGAATCACTGGTGGATGCATTGAAATCAGAGGTTCATTCGGATGTGAGTGCATACTCTTATGAGCAAATTGCACCACACATTCAAGATTATGATGAAATCTTTGAAGACGACGACGGATACCCAGACTAAATCTATGGCAGTAAGACTGATTAGCGTTACCCCAGACGCAGAAAAAACTATGGGGTATGTTGCCCGTGTTTCAAACCCCGCAAACCAAGAGAATCCTAACGTTGCAGGTCTTCTCAAGTATTGTGCGAAACATGACCACTGGAGCGTCTTTGAGCAGGCATTCATGACGCTTGAGATCGAGACTACTCGTGGCATCGCGGCTCAAATCCTGAGGCACCGTTCGTTCACATATCAAGAGTTTTCCCAACGGTATGCCGACAGTTCTATGTTGGCAGATACAATCCCTTTACCTGAACTACGTCGTCAGGATACAAAGAATCGACAGAACTCTATCGATGATATTGATCCTTTCACAAGGCAAGAGTTTCAGATCAAGATGCAACAGCACTTCGCTGCTGGCATGAAACTCTACAAAGAGATGCTTGACGCTGAAATCGCAAAGGAGTGTGCTCGTTTTGTACTTCCTCTTGCCGTTCCAACAAAAATCTACATGTCCGGTTCAGTCAGATCATGGCTGCACTACATAAACTTGAGGTCTGCTAACGGAACTCAAAAAGAACACATGGAAATCGCTGAAGAATGTAAGAAAATCTTCATCGAACAATTCCCAACCGTATCCGAAGCAATGGAGTGGTGCTAATGCCAACTTATCCCGTAAAAAACTTAAAGACTGGAGAGACTGATACTCTCTACATGACCATGACTCAATACTCTGAGTGGAAAGAAGCAAATCCTGATTGGGACAAAGACTGGAGCAAGGGTTGTGCTGGCGTTGGTGAAGTTGGTGAGTGGCAAGAGAAACTTGTGAAGAAGAATCCTGGTTGGAATGAAGTTCTTCGCAAAGCATCCAAGGCACCTGGCGCAACAGTTAAACCATTCTCATAATGTATGAACACGTAGCAGATCTTCTAGACTCTGGAGAAATTGTTGCAATTTTTCAGGGAAGAATTGAAGCAGGACCCAGAGCTCTGGGAAATAGATCTATTCTTTATGATCCCAGAAGAAATGATGGAGAACGTATCAATAACATAAAGGGTAGAGAACCTTGGAGACCATTTGCTGCCTCTGTCATGTTAGAACATGCAAGAGATTGGTTTGACATGGCAACTCTCAAAGAGTCTCCTTACATGATGTACTCTATCCCCGTTAGAGATGAGGTTAAAGATCGTATACCCATTGTGGTAAGTGCTGATGGTACATGTAGAATTCAAACAGTTACCAAGCAGCAGAATTACCACTATTACAATTTGATCAAGGCTTTCTACTCAAAAACTGGTGTCCCAATGGTGTTCAATACTTCATTTAATCTTGCTGGTGAAGTGATTGTGCATACACTAGATCATGCAATTGATACGTTAAGTCGGTGTCAAATCAAGTACTTGTACCTTCCAGATAAGAATGAATTAAGATGTATATCTTAGGAATTAACATTTCACATCACCCCTCAGTTGCTCTTCTTAAAGATGGTGAAGTAGTTTACTATTTGGAAGATGATAGATGGAATAGAAAAAAGGAAGAAGAGTGGAGTGTCCCTATCATGTATGTGGGGGCACCTGCTTCTAGGTTTCAATCTTTGGAGGATATTAAAAGTTATACCAATCATGTTGATCATATAATTTTTGCTTCAGACGTAAATTTTTATCATGACAAGCAACTAATTGGTGGAATTTTAACCAAGTTAGATGAAATAAATCTTTCTTTTGATAAACTTCATTATTATCATGAACATCATTTGTATCATGCTTGTGGAGCATTCTATGCAACTGATTTTGATGAGGCAGCTGCATTAGTCATGGATGGTGGTGGAGCAGATCTTATGGGTCACAAAGAATGTGAGTCTATGTATTATTTTAAAGATACTAAGTATGAAGTAGTCAAAAAAGTATATGGTAGCAAGTGCCAATTGGAGCACGAGCATAGATATACGATAAATGATGAGAAAATAATTTTAACTCCAAATATGAGTTGTGGAAGTGTATATGGGAGAGTTACTGATCGAATTAGGTTTGGTTCTCAACCAGGAAAAACTATGGGACTAGCGTCTTTCGGTGAATTAGATGATGATTCCGAATGGTTTCCCAACGGTTGTCAAGATGTTCAAGCAGTGAAGAAGTCTATAGAAAATAGAACCTCTGACAAAAATCTTGCCAAAAAGGCTCAGGAAGAAACAAAGAAGCATACAATCAATTTGATTGGTGAGTTGTTAGAAAAAACTGGAGCAAAAAATCTAGTTTTATCTGGTGGATATTTTCTAAACTGTACAAATAACTTCGAATATGTTAAAGTGTTCCCACAGATCAATTTTTATGTTGATCCCATGGCACACGATGGTGGCACGTCAATTGGTGCCATCAAATACATTTGGCATCATGTTCTAAATAAGACACAAAGGCATTCGCTGCAATCTTTGTATCTTGGTCCTAATCTAAACTGACAAAATCTATGGCAAGAGGAAGAGGTCGTAAAAATAGTGATAACTTGGTCGGTATCACTACTAGGGCGATGAGAAAGAACAAGAAAGCAATTAACCAAGACTTTCTTTTAGAGATTGATCCTCTCACTGACAATCAAGAGTTGTTGTATGATGCATATGATGAAGGTAAAAACATCGTTGCATATGGTGCTGCTGGAACAGGTAAAACTTTCATTACTCTTTGGAATGCACTCAAAGATGTTTTGAATGAGAATACTCCTTACGAAAAGATTTACATCGTAAGATCTCTGGTTGCAACTAGAGAGATTGGTTTCCTCCCCGGTGACCATGAAGATAAGTCTTCTTTGTATCAGATTCCCTACAAGAACATGGTAAAATACATGTTCCAGATGGCAACTGACACAGACTTTGAAATGCTCTATGGTAATCTCAAAGCCCAGGGTACGATCAGTTTCTGGTCTACATCATTCATCCGTGGAACCACTCTCGATAATTGTATTATTATCATTGACGAGTTCCAGAACTTGAATTTCCACGAACTTGATAGTATCATTACTCGTGTTGGTGAAAATACTAAGATCATGTTCTGTGGTGATGCAACTCAGACTGACCTTCAAAAGACTAACGAAAAGAATGGTATTGTAGACTTCATGCGTATCATTAATCAGATGCCTTCTTTCTCTACCATCGAGTTTGGTCTTGAGGATATTGTAAGATCTGGTCTCTGTAAAGAATACTTGATTGCAAAAGCAGAACTTGGATTATGACCTTTGATCATGTTGATGTGAGTCTCCCCTCTCTTGAGCGGGAGACAATTGATGGAGTTAGATACTATAAAGTTCCTGACGAAGATGACATTCTAAAACTGGTATCGATCACTTCGATCACCAGTCATTATAATAAAGAAATCTTTGTTAAGTGGCGTAAGAGAGTTGGTGTAGAGGAAGCAGATCGGATTACCCGTAAGGCAACAAGCCGTGGGACCGATATGCACACTCTTACTGAGCATTATCTAAAGAACGAACAACTTCCTCAGGTACAACCAATATCTGATCATCTTTTTCGTATTTGTAAAAAGGATTTAAATCGTATAAATAATATTTGTGCTTTAGAAGGTGCCCTGTATAGCAAGTATTTGGGAATTGCAGGCACTGTTGATTGTATAGCGGAATTCGATGGTGAACTTGCCATCATCGACTTTAAGACTTCCAAGAAACCAAAACCAAGAGACTGGATCGATCACTATTTTGTCCAGTGCTGTGCATATGCATGTATGTTACATGAATTGACTGGTATTTCAGTCAAGAAGTTTGTTATTATCATGGCATGTGAGAATGGGGAGTCTGTAGTCTACGAAGAGCGAGACAAGCAAAAATATATTCGCCTTTTAACTCAGTACATTAAAAAATTCGTGAGTGACAAACTTGCGGAAGTTGCTTAATTGTACTATAATGAATTCACTTGAGAGAAAAACCATTGTACGTAACTGTCTTAGGTCACATGGAAAAAGAACTAGAAAAGGTCATTGAGAACAAATTCTTTTGTCCATCTCGATTCGCTCAAGAGATTGAAGTGCTTGTTCGTGATAACAAGGAGATGAATTATATCGATGCCATCGTGTTCTTCTGTGAGCATAACAATATTGATATTGAGAGTGTACCTAAACTGATCTCCAAACCTTTGAAGGAGAAGATCAAGTACGAAGCAATGGAACTAAACTTCCTTAAGCGCACCAGCCGTGCCAAATTGGTCTTTTGATTCCAAAAAAGGTCGGAAAAAAATTCCCCAAAATTTTTGACCCTTTTACTTTTTTATGATGCCCTTTGACACTTACAAAACGTACCTTGCTCTAAAAAACCACTTTACGAAAGATAACTACGATTATCACAAATATTGCGGAAAGGTCCGAGCGTCAGTAGACTCATTCTACAAGCGTAAGGACCGTTTTTGGTTTGAGAGAGTTTCCCGCAACAAAACTGATAAAGAAGTTCTTAACTACTTTGTTTCGAACTTTGTTATGGCTGATGATCCTGGCAATCTGTGGATTGGAGTTATTCAGCGTGAAGGTGATCGAAATTATACTGCGTGGCAAAAGCGCGTACAATCGCTTACATACGTCTTTAAAGAAGAGACGAATGGAATGTTCAGTGAATTCAAAGTAGACGAGTCTTTTGACTGTTCTGCTGGACACCCGCCCATTTTGCGGAAATATCTTGCTGGTCAAATTTCCCTAGAAACGTTCATTATCCTTGAGCGCATTCTTGGGTTCCAAAACAAGTTTGACAAGAAACTGCAAGATCCTGTGTGGGAAACCGTAAGCAAGAAAATGAAAAAATATTCACCCTTCCTAAATATTGACGTATTCCGTTATAAAAAACTTCTTAAAGAAGTTGTGCTAGGAGATTCATGAGTTTTTTTGATTCTGAAGTTGTACGTGCCGAAATGGCAGAAATTAGTGAACTTCAGGAAGAAGTATATAAGAGCGTTTTCCTCTTTTTCGAGATGTCGAAGAAGGAGAAGATGGAGCATGTCGATCTTCTAGAGACACTTCTGAACAAGCAACGTATTCTTTATACCCGTTTAAGCTTGTCAGATGACCCAGAAGCGATTACAATGAAAGAGCAGATCATTCAATCTGCACAGATGATGGGTCTGGGTCAAAGTGTCGATATGAACGTCATCTTCGGAAACATGGCAAAACTGGTCACTTCTATGAGAGATCAGATTGACAATTCCGAGTTGAGCGATTAGAATAACGGAGTCCACAAAGGCCAAATCCAACAAATACGAGGTATCTAATGTCTTTCGCAAATCTGAAGAAGCAATCTTCACTCGGTTCTCTCACTGCCAAACTGGTCAAAGAGGTCGAGAAATCTAACAACGGTGGTTCTGGTGGAGCGGACGAACGCTTCTGGAAACCTGAGATGGATAAGTCCGGTGTCGGTTCTGCTGTCATTCGTTTCCTTCCTGCTCCCGAAGGTGAAGATCTTCCTTGGGTCAAACTGTACTCCCATGCCTTCCAAGGTCCTGGTGGATGGTACATTGAAAACTCTCTGACTACTCTGGGTCAGAAAGATCCTGTTTCTGAGCACAACCGTGAACTCTGGAACAGCGGAAACGATAAGGATAAGGAAACTGTTCGCAAGCAAAAGCGTAAACTGCAATATTATGCCAACATCTACGTTGTAAAGGATCCCGCTAATCCTAACAACGAAGGTAAAGTGTTCCTGTACAAGTTTGGTAAGAAGATCTTCGACAAGATCCTCAATGCCATGCAACCTGAGTTTGAAGACGAGACTCCTATCAACCCCTTTGACTTCTGGCAAGGTGCAAACTTCCGCCTGAAGATCCGCAAGGTTGAAGGTTACTGGAACTATGACAAGTCTGACTTTGCTCCTCCGTCACCTCTTCTTGATGATGACGATGCACTGGAAGCAATGTGGAAGAAGCAAAACTCACTTGCTGCTCTGGTCGCTGAAGATCAGTTCAAACCCTATGAGCAACTTGAGAAGCGTCTGAAGATGGTTCTGGGACAAAAGTCCCGTCCCGTGGTTCGTGACGAGTCTTATGAAGATGAGAGCGAAGGTCGTGGTAACTTCACCCCGAACTTCAATAGCCCTGACATCACAGGTACTCCAGTTCCTCCCGCAATGAAGGAAGAACTGAACGCTCTGTCGTCTAATCAACCCGATTGGGCACAACCTTCTGCATCAGCATCTGCTGAAGAAGATGATGCTCTGTCTTACTTCCAAAAACTGGTTGACGACTGATTATTCGTAAAGTCTGATATTATTTCCTTTTTTCAAGGTGGGGTTCACATACTGATCTCCACCTTTTTTATATGTCATAATTTTTTCAATATCATTCATAACGACGTTGAGATATTTACTCTTCAAAACGTAAATATTTCTTTTAGCATTTTCAATCTCCTCTTCATACTGTCTGTATGTTTGAGGTTCTGTAATGTTTGAAGCAAGAATGTCTTGATCAAGTTTTGGATCAAAATAACTGATAGAATACGTCTGTGGGACTTCGATACCTTTCTTGACGATAACTACACCATCAGTATTCTTTACTTCATTTGTCTTATAGCACTTAACAGCATTGCTGGCAGATACTGAACCATACTTAGAAATTAAGTAATCTTCAAAGGTATCTCCTGGTTTGGGCCACTCATTGTAAACATTCAGAATGTTATTGGACAAGAGAATAACCCAATCAAAGGAAGAGTCTCCATAAAACTTATACGAAACATAATCGGGTCTTTCGTCACCTTGGATAGTATATTTTTCAAAGAATGAAAGATCTGAAAAGATATCTTCTCTTAACTTGGCACGTTTAAAAAGATTTTTAATTGTATCATAGTTTGATACATATTTTTCATCTTTTGCTCTACTAACGTACTGAAAGTCTGGTACGTATGAAAAATAGTTTGCCATTAGAATCCGATTTTAGACGTACCGTAACCATCTTCTTCATAATCTTCGATATAGACAGGATCAATTTCAGTAAACTGAAGTTGAATCTCATATCTAGTCATGGTTTTTTCCGCGTCATCATACGTGGAGTATGTTCCGGCAGGTGTGTATTGAGTATTTAGTGAAGTAAGAGCACATGTTTTGATCTTACCAATGGAACTATGATCTTCACCTGCTGCTCTATATTTGATCTCAAAAACGTGTGGTGCTTTTAAGAATAGATCCTGCTTTTGCACTGCCATTGCTCTCTTGAAGAAACCAATGATTCCTTTAACTTGTTTTGCTTCTTTTTCACTTCTTGGAGAAAGACTGTAAGTAAAACTAAATGGTCTCAACTGAGGACCATTGAATAGAAGTTCAAGGTTATTGTTGACAACTGTTCCAGTCAGTCGTGAGGAGAGATTATTGATACCAACTGCTTTACCTGCTGCCCACTGAATCAAATATTTTCTCGCCTCATTATTAGTTGCCGATTTAAATACTTCACTAAATTCTTCTTGACCAAAGGTAGAAGCAGCAGTACTTTGCAGATCGCCGTCTGTAATATTAATAACAGCTTTAACACCCAAAGCTTGGAGTGGATTAATCGTACCATTAGTCCAGTCTGCTGTATTAAGATCTTGAATACCACCTTGAATTGGGAGGATACATCGACCCATTACTTCAGTCTTTAAACGATCCCCAGACGTGAATGTATTCTTTTCTTTAACGTTTTTATAGTCTCTTGGTGTATATTTAAGTGCAGTAAACATGACATGATCCTGAGATTGTAAGGACATTTTCTCTGGATACTGCCATGGAGTATCGCCACCCTCAGGATTTAAGTAATTTTTTGTATTGGGTTTTGGTGTTTTTTGTGGTGATGCAGTATCAGCAATATCTTCAGCTGCATCAGTTAGGGGCGATGCATCTGGTGTATCTAAACCCAAAAGATTGGGCAAACTGATTCCTGTAGCACTACTAATAGCGTTCGACGCTTGTAGTGCTACATTATCTAACATGGAGGCTTTTCCACTATTTGCATCTGCTACCGCCCCCTTAATAAATGAAGACGCTTCTTTTGCTGCAGTCCAAATACCCGCAGCATCTTGAAATGCTGATGGAAGAAGGTTTTTTCCTCCAAAGTTTACAGTTTGAGCTAATGAAAATGCAGTATCAGCAACAGTCTTTCCTTTTGCCAGACCTTCATAAAAAGTCAGAGACTTTTTGAGTAGTTGATTGCCATCTAGACTATAATCAGCTTTTACACGAGACGAAACGACCTGGCCATCGGCATCTCTTGTAGGAAATTCTTCAGAAGTAGTCGTTCCCGTTTTGCTCATTTTCGTCTTTCTGTTATTTAGTGATTACTTGGCGATAATCTAAGGATCTTAGGTAAGATATTTCATTATTGTATATTCTATGTAGGGCACCAGCGACCTCTTGCCAAGTATAGTTTCTGGACTCATCCCAGTGAAAGTTTATACCCCGAAATCCCCAAGGAAAAATATCAGTGACTGCAACCAAGGGATGCTGATCGTAATCTGTATTTGGAGTTTTCGCTTGGTATATGAAAGTGTAATAGTTTCCTACATCCGGAACATATTCAACTTCTCTGAACACCTCCAAAATACTCATCATGATAAGTTCTGCATCTTCAGAACCATCCAACTTTCTTTTTAGTTGACTAATTCTTGAAGATGACTTCTGAATGTCCTGTCCAAAACCTTGTGCCATTACTTGATTCCGAGTTCGTCTTCTGTGATAATCTTGAACTCAAGTCGATGATCTAAACACCATTCTCTAGCAGCTTTCCACTTTGCCTCATTCGTGGCATAAGTGTATACTTCGTTAATGTATGATTGAGTTTGCCTCTTTGGTTTTTTGGGTGGTGCAGTCTGCTTTTTGGGTTTCACTTCGATCAAATACTTTTTGATCTTTCCATTACTCTCCTGAACTTTAATGATAAAGTCTGGATAGTAAGTTCTCACTCTCTTTTTCACGGGATCATAATATCTGATTCTGATTTCTTCAGAACCCCATGCTAAAATGTTTTCGTTTAGATCACACCATCTGCAAAAGATTCTTTCCCAACTGCTTCTACAGATAATATTGTTAGGATCACCTTGATATTTGTTTGGATACGAAGGTTGATACCTACTCTTTATACTTTCTCCCATTACGCATATACATAATATATAAGCATCTCTATTTATGCCTAATGGCAAAATTTAAGAAATCGCTGAGTGATATCAAGCACCAACTATTACGTCCAGCGTTAACATCACATTATTATTGTGAGTTTCCTTTACCAGGCACAAGCGATATTCGCCAGTGGATTGGTAAGGGTATGCTTATGAATGACGGTCTTTCTGCAAATCCACTCCCTTCAGAATTGATTAGCGTCAATTGTGCTGAAGCGAGTCTTCCTGGTGCGTCTTTGTTGACTCATGAGTTGAATGATGATTTCTCAGGAGTTACTGAGAGACACGCATACAGAAGATCTTATGATGATAGAGCTGACTTCACTTTCTACGTTGACAGAGATTATAAGATTCTACTTCTCTTTAATCAGTGGATTAACTATATCGCTGGAGAAGGGACAGGTGCAGATAGAGAAGGAAGGGGTGGAAGTCCCACAGATGATAGTGCTGCTGGACTTAGTGAAAATACCAATTCTTCATTCAGGGCAAAATTCCCAGAAGATTATGTGACTCAAAAGCTGTGCATCTATAAGTTTGAGAAAGATCAGGATGGACTTCATACTGGCGAATTAAAACTTGACTTAAATGCAACTTCGCATATAAAATATAACTTTATTAATGCATATCCAATCTCGATTAACTCTATTCCAGTAAGTTACGAGTCATCACAACTTCTGAAGGTTACAGTGTCCTTCAGTTATAGTAGATATTACATCACCAACGCTAATACAGATGGTGCGTTACCCGGATAAATAATCACACTGAAATTTTCGTTAAAATATCATGCCTTTACCAAAAATTTCTACTCCTGTTCACGAGTTAGAATTGCCTTCAACTGGTCAAACAATTAAGTACAGACCGTTTCTTGTTCGTGAAGAAAAACTTTTGATTCTTGCTCTTGAGTCTGAGGATCCGAAACAGATCACAACAGCAATCAAGCAAGTTATCAAGAGTTGTATTCAGACAAAGGGAGTCAAAGTAGAATCTCTTCCTACATTTGACATCGAATATCTTTTCTTGAATATTCGTGGTAAGTCTGTTGGAGAAGAAGTTGAGTTGCAACTTATTTGCCCAGATGATGAAGAAACTACGGTTCCTGTGACTATCTTGATTGATGACATTAAAGTTGTCAAGAGAGATGATCATAACAACCAAATCAAAATCAATGATGAATTGATGATGGAGATGAAGTATCCATCTCTTGATGAGTTTATCAAATCTAATTTTGAAGTTGGAGAAACTAACGTTGACCAGTCTTTTGATCTAGTTGCTTCGTGTATTGACAAAGTATTCAGTGAAGAGGAAGTCTGGACATCAGCAGATTTTACAAAGAAAGAAATTAAAGAGTTCTTGGATCAAATGAATTCGTCACAATTCAAAGAAATCGAAAGTTTCTTCGAGACGATGCCTAAGCTGACACATACAGTCAACATCACTAACCCCAAGACAAAAGTGAAGAGTAAGGTTACTCTGGAGGGTCTCTCAAATTTTTTCGGATAGGACTCATCCACATGAATCTGGAGTCGTACTATCGACTCAATTTTTCCTTGATTCAGTACCATAAATACTCACTAACTGAGATTGAAAACTTGATGCCTTGGGAACGAGACATCTACGTCGCTTTATTACAACAACATCTTGAAGAAGAACAGTTAAAGCAACAACAAAATGGTTAAGACAGTCCAAGAATCTATTGACGAAAGAATCCTAAGAGTTCTTGGTCTGGAAGAAGTTTTCGATCTCGATTATGAGACATACAAGCAACTTCTTCTGGAGAAGATGGTTGCTGCCAGAATGTCTGGATCAGAACTTGCTGCAGAAGAGGATGAGTTACTAAGGGACGAATATAAGAGAGTTAGAAATAAGGAAGAAGTTAGATTTAAGATTAAGAAGAAGAAAGTAAAAGTTGAGAATGTAACTAATCTGAAAAAACCTATTGCATTGCTTCCTGGCAAAGGTGGTGCGATTGTGCCTATGCAAAGTTCTTTAGCAACTATTGTTGAAGCAGTTGATGGTATCACTAAAGGTATTGAAGATCAGAATAAGTTAGAAAAGAAAGATGACGAAAGGGATAGAAAGAAAAAGGAAGATGATAGGAGAGAGAAGAGAGAAAATAAACTAGAGACAAATACAAAGAAACTCATTCAAAAAACAAGACAACTCTTTACTCCAACAAAGGGTATCTTGGATAAGATTTTTAATTTCTTATTCTATACATTTCTTGCATCTGGAATCAATAAAGCATTCAAGTGGTTTGGAGACCCAGAAAATGCTGGAAAGGTTGATGCAATTAAAAAGTTCTTGTCAGACTTCTGGCCTGCTCTTTCTGGTGCTGCATTAATACTACTAACGCCTATAGGTGGATTGATTAAGGCGTTGGCAAGCACGTTGTTCTCTCTTGGTGGAGCACTTCTTTCTAACCCCATCATTGCTGCCGCAGCGGGTATTGGTATAGCATCAGCGATGTTGGTGGGTAGGAGTAAGACTGCTACAGAACAGCAACTTAAAGAAAAAGGTTTAGAAGAAGCAGCACCAACAGAACAAGCAAAAGAACTATCTAAACCTGGGTCTATTCTGGAAACTCTTACCAGAATGATCTTGCCGTCGCTGAACACTCCAGCAAAGTCTGGTGGTGGAATGGTCAGTCCTGACACTGGTAGAAGAATTAGAGGTGCTGGACCAGATACGCAACTCACCGCGCTGATGCCTGGTGAAGTTGTTATGAATAAGGCTGCAGTATCTGCGATCGGTGCAAATAATCTGTTGGCAGCGAACAAGAAATTTGGTGGCGCAAATGCCAACATGGATAAGTTCGATGGTGGAATCCAATTTGCCCAAGGTGGTGGCATGGTTGGTGGATTTATGAATTGGTTCAACAAAGGTGCAAACACTCGTATTCCTGTAGAATCGAAAGCAAAGTTTGGTAATCCATTCTCGTATTTCCAGAAGAATCCAGATCCTACAACACTCTTTGGTGATGATGCTATCCAAAGAGGTCAGAGTAATAAAAACTTCAAAGCAGGTAAGAAACCTTCTGTATTTGGAAGACCAGATAGAGCAGTATTTGGAAGAGATCTTCTTGATTGGCATTCAAAACCTTCTCCTAGGAATCCAATGGGTGTACCTAGACCAAGGTATGTTCCTGCGAGCTTAGGTGGACCAGGGTCTGCACCAACACCAGTTACAAGAGAATTAATCAAGAGACCTATTCGTACAGCAAAGAGTTTTGGTCAGGCTAGTTTTGGAAATCCGCTTCTAATGTTAGCGGAAATGATCATCAATGATCTGATCAGCCCACAACCAACAGCAGTATATGATCAGGTCACTGGACCTAATGCATATTATAATGATCCAATGTATAAAGGTCCAATGCCAACTCCATTGGAGCGAGGATCTAGAACTGAAATTATCAGATTACCTTCTGTTGATGCATCAGCAGGATCTGTTCAACCAACTCAATCTCCATCAACATCTGTTCCTAGTTTTTCTGCTGTTGCTCCTGGCAATAGAAGAAGTGAGACTTCTCAAATTTACGGACTGGTTAACTAATGGCAATTTCAGCAGCAAAGTTACTTCCAGCAGCAGGTCAAACTGGAAAGGGTGGTGCGCTTGTAGTCGCATCCAAGAAAGTTGTTGATGCAAAAAAAGTATTTGCAGATAGAATCAAAGAGAAGAAGAAAGAAATCGTTGTAAAGAGAAAGGATGAGGAGAATAAAGACAGAAAATTAAGAGAAGACAAATTAGAAAAGAAAAAGGAAGCTAAGAAGGTAGATAAGAAAAATCTACTACCATCTACAGGTCTGTTTGATACTGTAAAAACTTTCATCGGATATACTTTCCTTGGATACATGTTTGGAAAGCATAGCGAAAGTTTGAAGGAGATGGACAAACTTCTTCCCGTCCTTAAAGATGGTATCAATGTTGCATCAGATGTTCTGATTTCGACTATTGATTTTACTGCGTCCTTTATTAAAGGTGCATATGATCTAAATGATCAGATTTCTCAGGGACTTGAAAGTAGTCTTGGACCCGAATTTAGAAAGGGTTATGATAAGTTCATGGAGGGTGTGAAAGATTTCACCAACTCCGCATTGACTCTTGGTGTCTTCAGTGCTGATGCTTATAAAGAGGAACCAGTCCCTACAAAAAGTAGTGGTGGACTTGTTGGTGACAAGAGATATAAAGGTAAAGTAACAAGACGCATTCGTGTCAATAGAGATAAACCAGTTATTATTACTCAACCACGCAAATCTGAACCCGGTCTTGATGTTGGTGGAAAACCAACTATTGAAAAACTTTTTTCAAATCCTGAGGATCTTAAGAAAAGAAATCCTCTAAGATCTTTGATGAATAGTGCTAAAGTACTGAAAAAAATTGGTGGTCTTGGACCCATTATGGGTGCCGGTGTTGATATCGCGATGGGTCAAAAACCGTCAGCAAGGTTATATGATAACTTTGCAAATCAAATTATCTCCCTTGTCCGTTCTAATGAAGGAATGGATATTGAGACGGTGATGAAAGCATATGCACAATCACTAAAATTCAAAACTCAGTCTAGAGTTGATGCTATTTTCAGTGAAATCAATGCTGAAATTGCAAAGGGTGTAGCAAGAACTCAATCGTATTCTCCTTCAATTCAACCTACGCAAGGAACCCAGACCAGAGTTGTTTCACAAATGCAAATTTTGAAAGCATCATATGGAAAATCTGGTGGACTTGGTGTGGTTGCAAATTTGATCAGACTTAGTGATCTTGATCCAGGATTTGAAGATCCAGCTAGAAGGAGATATGGTATCGCTGGTTGGCCTGAAGAAACATGGGAAAAGATTCAAGAATTTATTATTCGTAAAGGTAAAGATCCTATGAGTCTTGATGCTCAGATGGAGATGCTCATTGATACTACCCCTTTGAAAGTTAGACAACAGTTATTAACATCTAAAGATTCTGAAGAAGCAGCAGAAATCTTTTATAATGGATATAAGATGGGAGACTACTTATATCAAAAAGACAAAATTGGAGACTTCAATCCCGATAATCCTCATATGCAAAGGATTCGGAGAATTATCTCTGGTCTTGGAGGACAATCATTTGTATACAAACCACCAACACCTATTGAAGGTTTAAGAGTCACTGGTGTTTTTGGAGAAAAACGTGGACTGTTCAGAACTCATAAAGGTGTTGATATTGCAGCACCTTTAGGATCTGAAGTAAGAGCACTGACAGATGGTGAGGTTATTGATTCTGGATTTGATAAAGATGGATGGGGTAATTTCTTAGTCTTTAAGGATGATAAAGGTAACGTTCACCTATATGCTCACTTGAGAGATACTGCTCGCATCACATCTGTCAGAAAAGGTGATGTTATTGGTATTGTTGGTATGACAGGTAGAACTAGTGGACCTCATCTACACTGGGAGACTGGTAAGGCTTGGGATGGATACAAACTTTTGGGTCATGTAGACCCTCTTTCCAAGTATGCTATAGATGCTCCATTTGGAACTGGTAGAAGTGAGTTTGATACAGTTAAACCAGAGGATTATCTGAAACTACCGCCACAGGCGACCGCACCAGTCACACCACCACCTGGGTTAACTATTCCCACAGCACCTTATCAGACTCCTCTTCAAACAAAACCTTTGAAAGCGTCTGCACAGATACCAGATCTTGCACAATATCCATCATATGCTGATGGAAAATCAACTATCTTTTTGTTAGATAGATATATTAGGGAACCTGCATCTGGTGAAGACAATATCAACTTCCCACAGTCAATAGATCTGGCATACTCCACACCTCCACTGAGAAGTAAAATCGGATGACAAAGACAGCTGAGACAGGAAATATTGGTAAGTTTGAAGTTTATTCGAACTATGGAGATCCTATTGATCTCTCTCATGGAACGGTGCAACTACAATACTTTGAAAGTATCTTAGATAATACTGTCAGAGCATCAATGATGGTTGTTGAAACTGGTGGTGGAGATAATCCTGCGTCATCAATGGATTCTGATGGTGCCAATTTGACTGGTGGCGAAAAGGTTCATCTTAATATCTCAGATAATTATGAGAACACTTTAAAGTTTGAAGATGATAATCAGTTTCGTGTAAAAAGTATTCGCAATGTTACTGAAGAGGCAAACAAAGTTCAATATACATTAGATCTGTGGTCCAAAGAGTGTCAAGATAATGAACTCGTAGAAAACCGTGTTAGTAAGAGATATGATGGTTTATTGTCGGATTCTGTAAAAAAGATTGTTAGTGATGTATTAAAAAGTCCCAAGGAAGTAACAGTTGATGATACGCAAAATACTCTGAGTTTCTTGGGTAGAGTAGCAAAACCATTCTATAAGTGTCATTGGTTGGCAAAGAGATCTGTGCCACAAGGGGTGAAAAGTGCTGGATATTTTTTCTATGAAACATCTGATGGATATCAGTTCAGATCCATCGATAAGTTATTTGAAGAAGACGTGAAGAAAAAGTTTGTGTATACTAATAGTACGTTGCTTCCCGACGAATACGATGCTAAGATTTTAGCAAGTTCGTTTAGTAGTAATGTAGACGTAGAACAATCCCTGGTTACAGGATCTATTTTCAAGACCACTCTGAGAGCGACAAATCTATACGATAACAAACCAAGAGATAACGAAGCAGACAGCAAAGATCAACAGAATGAAGAAACAATGGGAGGCAAAGAGTTTCCTAAAATTGCATCTGATGTTGACCTTCAGTCAAAATCTAGTCGATTGGTAGTTAAGTATGATAAGAAGGGAGTTCTTCCTCCAGGAAAAGATCTGGAAGATCAACTCAAGAATGCTAGAGAAGATGACTATGACATTGATAGTATCATTCGTCAGTCATTCATGAGGTATAATCAACTCTTCACAACAAAACTTTCCATCACAATTGCTGGAGATTTTAGTTTGAGAGCAGGAGATATCGTACATTGTGATTTTCCTGAGGTTTCAGAAAAATCAACATCTCTAGTGAGCCAGAAGAAAAGTGGTCTATATATGATAGTAGATATGTGCCATTTGATTACTACTAATAAATCATTTACTAAACTGAACTTAGTGCGAGAATCAATCGGACGTAAACCATTCTAACCTTATGGAAAACATCGAAGCCCATATCGCGAAGGATAAAGAAATCCTTCAAGATCCCACAACATCTCCTCAACAGCGTCGTCATGTTGAAGAAGAACTGCGTGAATTAGAAATTTACGCAAAAAACCACAAAGACGAAATCGAAGCAGGCGATCACCACGATCCAAGTCCACTGGAATTGTTTTGTGAAGTAGAACCTGGCGCACCAGAGTGTAAAACCCACGATAACTAATGCCCAATCAGTTGTTCAACGCCGAAAACATTACCAATGAACCACTTTATTGGTGGTTCGGACAGATCGTTGACGACCTGACTTGGCGTGACAACGAGACTAGAGAGAAGTGGAAAGATTATGGAGACCTCAAAGGATGGGGATCTCGTTATAGAGTAAGGATATTTGGTCGAGATACTGGTGATATTCCAGACGAAAAACTGGATATGGCTGAAGTGCTATATCCCGTCACCGCTGGTTCTGGTCATGCCTCTAGTTGGCAATCTTCAAACCTAAGACAGGGTGCATATGTTGTCGGTTTCTACCGTGATGGTAGTGACATGGAAGATCCTGTCATTATGGGATGCTTCGCAAACCAAGATCAAACTAAACTATCGACAACTGTACCCGTTGCTCCGTTTGAACCCTTCAGTGGGTTTGCTGGCGGTCAAGGGGTGCCTTTTTATGCAATCACACCTAGTGGTTCTCCTACGCCTGCTAACGGCGATCCTTCAGCGATGGAGGGTGCTTCTGCTGCATCAACTCTGAGAACCTCCATGGATGATGTGGAGACTGAAGAAGATGCTCAGGTGACGAATCCCATTCAGTCAAAGTGTGAAAAGGTTGAATTAGAAGGTATTGGTATTACTATCAAAAACCTTATTAAAGATATTGAAAAGGCAAAGAAAACGGCAAAGACCTGGGAGAACTCTATCATCAAGCCCATCAATTTTAAGGGCACTCAGATGGGAGTCTCTGACTATATTTCAATGAAAGTTGGTGCTGCATCTGCAGATATTACCAAATTCTATAAAGAAATGGTCGATGGTATTCGTAAGAATACTACAGAAAAACTAAACAACTTATTCAAAGATACTTATTACAACTTACTTCCAAACGCTAGACCTGATCTTAAGATTAAGGTTGAAAAAGCAAATGATTTGGTGGCATGTTTGTTTAATAATATTATTGGTAACCTGCTCAACACAGTTAGAAATGCCTTGCAGGGCATTTTAGATAAAGTTATTAATGTTGCATCATGTCTTGTTGAAAATATTATTGGTGCTATCACTGGAGCAATTAGTGGTGTTATTAATAAAGGACTCAACCTTGCTATCAGACCAATTGAAGCTGCGATTGGAGTAGCATTTGATATTGGAGATAGTGTTCTTGGATTCGTAGAAGGTTTCTTAAAAGGATTCCCAACATGTGAAGAGGATCTTACTTGTGGTGGTGGAAAAGCATGGGGTGCATTCGCTGGATCTCCAGTACCAAAGATTAAACTGAATGTAGATAGCATCTTTAATAATGTTAAAAAGTTTTCAAAGATGTTTGAGTCCATTCTTAATATGGATCTCAGTGATTTGTTCGGCGGACTGCCTAATCTTGGTGGTTTGATTGCAGGAGCACAAGGATGCTTCTCTGGACCTTTTGCATGTGGACCACCAAACGTATCAATCTACGGTATGGGTGGTGGTGGATCACTTGCCAATGCTGTTGTTAGTGCAACTGGTGATGTTCTTGGTCTCGATATTATTGCAAGTGGATTTGGATTTAAGAAAGAACCAATAATTGCCCTAGAAGATTCTTGTGGCAAAGGAAAGGGTGCAGTAGTTAAACCAATCATGGGTGTAGTTGTACCCAAAGAAGACGAAGAAGGTAATATTGTATTTGAAGATGATGGTGTAACACCCGTTTTTGTTCCATCTGATGATGGCAGAACAGTGGGACCAGGCTTTGGTGAACCTGGCGCTTTAGAAGATATGGGTCTGCCTGCAGATACTCAGATTGGTGTTGTTGGTGCCGTTGTTATAGAACCTGGTTTTGGATATCTTCCCACACCTAACGGCGATCAGGGTGGTGATGGTCGAGTTTGGGCAGATAAATGTCAAACGACAGTGTTTAGACTGGATGGCACATATGATACGCCATATGATGAGGGAGAAGTAATTGATATTAAGATTGGTGATACTGTTAAGTTCCCAGGTCAACCTGAATTTGTCGCTATTGAAGATAAGTCAGTAACTGCTCCAGGTTGTCCACCAGAACCAGGTGATCCACTTGCTCCAGGAACTACGGCAACCACAGGTAGAGGTTCTTTACCAACAGAACCAAGCACCACATCTGATCAATATCCAGCAGTTCTGTATCTTTGCGAGATTTATGTATCAAATGGTGGAATAAATTACTCCTCAGGTGATACAATTACAATTACACCTGATCTTGGTGCTGTTGCCAAACCTGTCGTTGGTCCGTTTGGAGTTATCGAACGTATCGATGTCATTACAACTGGAACAGGATACAAAGAGAGACCTGATATTCGTATAGAAACTACTACAGGTTATAATGCAGAATTGAATCCTGTATTGTGTGTAAATAGAATCGGTGATGCAACAGAAGAAGAACTGCTTGCAGCACAAGAAGGTGACAGAATTATTAGTATTGTTGATTGCGTCGGTAAGCACTAATGGCAAAAAGGAAGAATTATCACACTATCCGATACGGAAATCGTGATGGTGATCTAAAGTTCGGTCACATTCACGAAGATAATCAGCTCTCTGCTGTGCAACTGAGAAGTGGATATGATCCTCGTCATTTTATGACGATGGATGCTACTGGCAATCAAGAACAAGGAAGAAAAGGTGGTACTATCAATAGATGTCCAGGAACTTATCAAATCAAGTGTGGTGACGATGTTATAAGTGATCCTGTTGACGGTATGCCCGCATTTTATGTGGAGTGTATCAACGGGGATATAATTTTTAGTGCAACTCGTGGTAGAATTAAGTTTCAGGCAGAAAACATTGAGTTTATTGCCAAGGGTAATGATAACCAGAATGGAGTTATTACTCTTAAATCAAACGAAAGAATCCAGATTGAATCCAAGAACGTAGAAGTCAATGCCGGTACATCGGCAAAGTTTTTCTCTTCTGGAACATGTAAGATCGTTGGAAATGCTATCTTAGATCTATATGGTGGTCTAGCAGCATGTGCAACTGGAGCAGCAAAGATCAGAAAATCTAAGTACGCAAGTACGGCAGAATCCGAAAACAACTGAGGAACAACTAATGCAATTTGATGACGTTGCCATTGGCAAGAGACTTTTTGTCGGCGTAGGAGATCCAAAACTTCTTGGCACTGGTGAGAAAGAGATTCGTGGATCTGCATATATTGAGGCACCAGTCGTTCTAGGTACACCACCAGGTGAAGTAGAAGCAACTTTGATGGTGGGTAGAGATAAGAATAGTGATTCAAACAATCCGCCTCGCTCAGTTCATATTCGTGGTAACGAAAGAATTGATGGTGATGATGGAACCGCCAATGCTCTATATGTGACGGGTGGTGGCACCGTCGATAGTCTTTATGTTGACGGTGACGTTTATGTCACAGGAAAAGTTGACTGTGATAATAAAGGAAGATTGGCTGCTAGATTTTCGTCAGCAGATGCTAGACCAAAACCATTCGATCTGAAGCACCCATCAAGAGAAGGATATCGTCTTAGATATGCATGTATTGAGGGACCTGAAGTTGGTGTTTATCATCGTGGTCGAATTACTAATTCAAAAGTTATCGAACTTCCATACTATTGGAAAGATCTTGTGCATGAAGATAGTATTACCGTTCAGTTGCAACCAATCGGATCTCATCAAGATATAATTATCAAGAGATGGGATGATGAGCGTGTATATCTCCAATCAAAAGGTAACATGCCTATTGATTGTTTCTTCCACATCTATGCTGAAAGAAAGGATATCAATCCACTTATCGTAGAATATAAGGGAGAAACTTGTGAAGATTATCCAGATCCTAATCATCACACTATCCCAGAAGATGAGAGAAATTATAAGGATCCCGACTACGCAACAGAACAGAATACAAAGACTAGATGAAAAAACTGATTTATGTTGAAGAAAAGTTTCTCGATCCTTTTCTTTGTGAACCATTCGTTAAACTAGCGAAGAAAAATAAAGATGAGATGCCATATGGAGATGAGCATAGAGGTGGTGATACTTTTTTGACCACTGTTGATACCTCTAATCCAGATGAATCATTGGCAAAAGGAATGGATGTTCCAGAACCCGATGGTAACTATGGGGCAATTTATCTCGGGGGAAATGTCGATCCCACTACAATTGAAGTTGATGATAATGAACTTTTTAAGACTGTAGTTCATGCAGTCACAAAGTTATGCAAATCATTTGACAGTGAGATAGAACTCGATTATGTGGGTGTAGTTCGTTGGCCTGTTGGGACATATATGAATCCGCATGTGGATGATAATAACGTCCACAACCCAGATGTATTCGCTGCGATGCTTTACTTGAATGAGGACTTTACGGGTGGTCACACTTTGTTTGAGAAGTATGATGTCCGACCAGAAACAGGTAAACTAGTCGTGTTCTCCAACTCCCAACTCCTTCATTATGTCAGCGAAGTGAAGGACAGTGAAAGATTTGTCCTATCGTTCTGGTATAAGAGGTTGACACCCCCGTCAGACTGACCTATAATACGTGGGTAATCAATCAAACGACATGACTGACGAGAAACTCTATCGTTGTGTAGTCAACGTTCAAGATCGCTCCTTCTATCTCTATTCTGACCAAGGAAGCAAAAAGACGGTTGTCTGCGAAACGATGGAAGAATTCATGAACGTACTTGAAGTTGTTCGTGACCGTTGTGACGAAGATGCTCTTTCATATGCCAGCCCTAAATGAGACCTGAAACAAGAGAAGCAATGGAAATGCTGTTCACTGCAAAGTGGAATCTTCCTAAAGCAGCGTCACATTGTGGATTGACTAACAAGGAGATGAAAATCACCTTCAATGAATACTGTGCATTCCATCCACCCACATATTCCTTGTAATATGAATTACCAGATTTTCAATGATCCATTTCCACATGTCATCATAGAGAATACCTTTGATGAGAATCAGTTAAGACTGATTTGGAGAGAGATTGAATTTCTTGGTGATAAACTAGAAGGACCAGAGAATTACTCTACTAAACAAGAAGATGGAACGTATCTGACAACAGCGGGAGCTCTGCAATTAGATAACGTTTATACTGAGCGTTGCTTTTCTGATATTCTAAGAATTACTCAGAAAGTTTTCTTTGATAATGAACAGTTATTCAAAGACTTACTTGAAGCAAATGAGTATTGGAAAACATATTGTCGTTCTAATCAAGACGTTACAAAGATCAGAAGATACTATCCTGGTGAAGAATATAAACCACATGAAGATTGTCAGATTCATGTGATTATTAGTACCACATTTGGAGAAGATGCTGGAGGAAACTTATACTTTCCTAAGCAAAAATGTTTGATCGAAACAACTAACAACAAAACAGTTATCTTCCCAGGATGGATACAGCATTCCGTCACAAAGGTTTTCGAAGAGGATAGATATGCGATCACAAAATTTGTTCGATGTAATTGGGATTAGTCTTGGGAGTATGGCGGAATCGGTAGACGCATCGGACTTAAAATCCGCTGACATTAACAGTCGTGAGAGTTCAAGTCTCTCTACTCCCATAAATACTCGCAGTTGATACTTAATCATGTATCACCTTGATGCTTTTTACTGTTGGTTTGAGCGCGGTACTAGAATCGTGCTCATGTATTCCATAAACGGCATTCCTTTTACATTTGACGAATTGGAAGATTCGTGTTACGATATCATGGTTGCTGACGAAGCAAATCAAGTTCCAAGTCTTGAACCAGAAGATCTTTATGAAAGCTCTTATTATTTGATTGCTGAACAATGTCATCCTCTTCTGTTCGACATTGAGGTAGAAAATCCAGAACTTCTACCCATTGACTAAACCTTATGAATCGTGATGTAATTGTCTTTGATAAAATTATTCCATCAACATATCAGAACTGGTTATTTACTCTTGCAAATGATTCAGATCTTACCTGGTATCGTCGGGATAAATCAACCATAGACATTCCTAAGTTTGTTAATGATCCTCGTAATGGATTTGTTAACTTGCACCACTTGTATGAGATTGAGAATGATCAAGAATCATACTGCTCAAAACTCACATATGGGTTTATGCCACTTGCCTTACAGTTCTTTGAGGCATTGGGTGCAAAACAACTATTGAGAATGAGAATAAATTCAGTACCTGCTATGGGTTCTAATCAGGTACAAATGCCACATGTTGATAGTTTTATTCCTAACTGTTGGAATATAATCTACTATCTAAATGATACTGATGGTGATACAATCATCTATAATGAGAGAACTCAAAATTCTTCTGAATTCATTTCATTCTTATCTAAAGATACTTGGACCGAAAAACAACGGGTCACACCTAAAAAAGGTAGAGCAGTTGCTTTCAAAGGAGATTTGTTTCACAGTTCATCCTACCCAACAAAAGAACCACGATTTGTGGTAAATATAAACGTTAGGTAGAAAAATTTGCCCTTGTAGCTCAGTGGTAGAGCAGTGCTCTTGTAAAGCGAAGGTCGTCTGTTCAAATCAGATCGGGGGCTTCAAAATGCAATTCACTACTATGAAAATCAATCTTTGGTATTCAGCAAATCAAAAAGAGTGGCGTTGGACTCTATGTGATGAAAAAGATGACATGCGTCAAGAATCTGGTCAACAACCGTTTTTGCGCGATGCTATGAATGATGTTGCAAACACTGTAGAGTATATGCTTGACACTATGCAGCAAGAATGATATAATATAGTTTCCGTGTGAAGGAAGTGGAAAGGGACTCGATAGAGTCCCTTTTTTTATGTCCTAAATAATCCATAACGGATATATCGAACTTTAATAAGATGGGTCTCTCCAGATTAGATAATTTTCTGAAGTCAACTCGCGGGACTATCATTTACGTTGACCCAAATGCTTTGGATGCGACGGATAGTATTGAGAACCAAGGAAATTCACTATCACGTCCTTTTAGAACAATCCAGCGTGCTCTCATGGAAGCCGCTAGATTTTCATATCAGAGAGGATTAGATAACGATAGATTTGCAAAGACAACAATCCTCATCTATCCAGGATTGCATGTCGTTGACAACCGTCCAGGTCTGATTCCTGACGGAACAAATAACTATAGAATGAGAAGTGGTGGTACTACTTCTGACTTTGGAGAATTCAGTTTAACAACTGATGTAGATCTAACAAGTCCTAACAATAATCTCTATAAGCTTAATAGTATCCACGGTGGTATTATCGTCCCTCGTGGTACTTCCATCGTTGGTATGGACCTTCGTAAAACAAAGGTTCGTCCTCTGTATGTGCCTAACCCTGAGAACGATAATATTGAGAGATCCGCGATCTTCAGGGTAACTGGTGCATGTTACTTCTGGCAGTTCTCCATGTTTGATGGAGATCCAAATGGAACTGTATATAAAGACTACACAACTAATAAGTTCGTTCCTAATTTCTCACACCACAAACTTGCATGTTTTGAATATGCAGATGGTGTAAACACCACCAAGATTGACGACGACTTCCAAACTTTCGAGACTGCAAGAACAGATCTCGATATGTACTATGAGAAGGTCGGTATTGCATTCGGTCCTTCTTCAGGTAGACCTATTGATCCTGATTATCCTGCTGATGAGGATATCGAACCAGTAATCGATGAATTCCGTATTGTTGGTTCTCGTGGTGGATCTGTTGGTATCAGCAGCATTAAGTCTGGTGATGGTGCAACTGGCAACACAACCATCACTGTTACTACGACTGACAGTTTCCCCAACCTGAGTGTTGACTCACCTATCAGAATTTCTGGTCTTCAGGCACAAGGATACAACGGACAATTTGTTGTCAGCTCTGTTGTAAGTGACACTCAGTTTACTTATCAAGTACAAAACACACCAGTAGAACTTCTTCCTTCAGTAACTGGTTCAAGTGTCAATCTTGCTGTTGATACTGTTACGTCAGCATCTCCATATATCTTCAACTGTTCTCTGAGATCAGTATTTGGTATGTGCGGTATGCTTGCTGATGGCAGCAAAGCATCAGGATTTAAGTCAATGGTCGTGGCACAGTTCACGGGTATTGGTCTTCAGAAAGATGATAAGGCTTTCGTCAAGTATGATTCGACCACCGGAACATACAAAGATTCGACCGGATTCTCTAACCTGCATAGCGATTCACTCGCTAAGTTCAAACCAGAATATGAGAACTTCCACATCAGAGGCATCAATGATGCCTACATGCAGTTAGTTTCTGTTTTTGCTATTGGTTATGCTCAGCACTTTAGTGTAGAGTCTGGTGGTGACTTCTCCATCAACAACTCTAACTCTAACTTTGGTTCAAAAGCATTCCAGTGTTCTGGATTCAGAAATAGTGCATTCTCTCAGGATGACACTGGATATATTTCACATATCCTGTCACCTAAAGAAGTTGACACTACTGTCAACAACATCAACTATCTGCCACTTGATACTTCAGTAACAGTATCTGTCGGTTCTACTGATAAACTCTACATTGCAGATGCAACGGATCAAAATAATCCTCCCGCAACTGTTGTTGATGGTTACAGAATTGGTGCTAAGACTAACGATAAACTGTATCTCTCAGTTGCTAACTCTGGTGTTAGTACAACTTATTCGGCAAGAATCATTATGCCGAATACCCAGTACACTCATGAGGAAACAACCTCAGAGAAAGTACGTTATGTTGAAAGAGTCAATGATGTCAACAACATCAACTCTAATGTTATCAACCTGAGTGCTGGTCACCTTCTCACTAATGGAGAAAAGATTCGTATTGTTAGTGACAACGGTGAACTTCCAGATGGTCTGGAGAACAATAGCGTTTACTTTGCAATCACTAACGAAAAATCTGTTGGTCTGACGACTAGCCAGATTAAGATTGCACAAACTCTGAATGATGCTGTTAATGATTCACCTATCACAATCAATGCGAAGGGTGGTATTCTTAAGGTCATCTCTAGAGTAAGTGATAAGAAAGTAGGTGAGATTGGTCACCCAGTTGGATTTGACACGTCACAAGGACAGTGGTATGTCAATGTTGCAACTGCTTCATCGGAGAATAGTGTATTTGAAGTACTGAACAATATTCCCCCAGGCAAAACTGCTAGAACATACTTCACTAGAACTCCAGATACTAGAGGTCCTCTGGAGACAGTCTACAGATACAGATATGTAATTCCAAAGGATTCAACAACCTTTGCAAGACCACCTCTTGATGGATATGTTCTTCAAGAATCTAACAATGTTATCGGTGCAGGTAACACTGAGATTCAAAAGTACTTTGCTCCAGGTGGTGCAACTCTTACTAACTCTACAGAACTCAGAAACCCACGTTTCGTCAAGAGTGCAGAGTGGGCAGGTAATGTTGCCAAGATCAATACCGAACTTCCACACGATCTGAGTGTTGGAGCACAGGTTGAAGTCCTGAATGTTTCTTCTGCTAACAATGCCGCTGGTGTTGCAAGTACAGCATTTAACGGAACATTCACTGTTACTGGTATCAGCAGTACCAAACAGTTTAGTTACACTCTGTCTCAAGATCCAGGAACATTTACTGGTGTAACTACAACCCGTAACTCTAATCTCCCATATTTTAGAAAGAAAAAGTACAACAATACTTTCTCAGTCTTCAAAGCAGAAGAACTTCAAAAGTATGTACAAAATGTCCAGGATGGTGTATATCACCTGACTGTTGTCAATACAAGTATCACTCCAGGTATTGCACCATTCAATACCCTGAAACTGTCTCAGCCTCTTGATAATCTCTATCCACAAACCAATAGAGATAATCCAGCATCTGACCCAGTACCTGCAACTTCTTACGCTGATCAGGAGATTATTGGTAACGTTTACTCAAACGAACCACAAAACTCTGTCACCAAGGAAGCAGCAGAAAAAGCACAGATTGACTTCGCTAGTGGTATCGGTCTGGTAGATATTAAGTCAACCAGCGGTATTGCACACACTCTTTATACTTCATATGACCATGGTCTGTGTGGTATTACTAGCGTCACCGTTACAAATGCTGGTGCTGGATATACGACTGGAACCTACTATGGTGTCCGTTTGGGTGTATCAACCACTGGTGCAAATGCTAACGCAAGAGTAACTGTTGACGGAACAGGTGCTATCAGTGATGTAACCATCATGGATGGTGGTTCTGCATACGAGGTTGGAGACATCATCAGTCTGGTTGATGTTGGAACAACTGCACCTTCAACTCCCGCAGTTCTGAGAGTTCAGAACATTTACGACTGTGTTGGTGAGTGTATCGAAGTTGGTGGTGTCACCAGAAACGAATCACAAGCATATGATGAGTACAACACTCTGTATAAGATTACTAGTGTTGGTATTGATAACATTACAGTACAGTCTTCTGACACTATTGCATCATTCACCACAGCAGGTGTTGGTGTCACGATGACAGCAAAGGCAAGAGCTACCAATACTGGTAGAACTGCTGGCATCTCTACTTTCCACTATCAAGCAAACACTGGTATTGCTACAGTTACATTCAGTGGAGCACATGGATTTAGACTTGATTCTAAACTGAAGACATCTGGATTCGATTCCTCACTGTATAATGGCGAGTTCCTTGTAACTAAGGTCAATTCACCAACTCAAGTTGAAATCAAACCAGGTATTACTACCACTGCTCCTGCAACTGGCGGTAATGTTACTATCTACAGACCATCACTTTCATCTAACGGTGGTGATATTTCTGAGAGCAATGAGGCAATCTCAGGTCGCTTAGTTGCACAATATGCTGGTATCAGCACAACTCTTGGTGCAGCAATTAACTCAACCGATTCGGATCTGACTCCTATTGTTGTTGACAATGCAGAACTGAATGGTCTGAGACTTGGTGATTATCTGCAAATTGACGACGAAATCTTTAGAATTAAGGAGACCGTATCAGGTGATTCACTGACTATCTTCAGAGGACTTCTTGGTACTAGAAGACAAGATCACGCACTGGGAACTCAGGTCAAGAAAGTTAAACCACTTCCAGTCGAACTGCGTAGAAACTCAATCATCCGTGCATCTGCACATACGTTTGAGTATCTTGGTTTCGGTCCTGGTAACTATTCAACAGCATTCCCAGAGAGACAGAACAGAATTCTTTCCGAGAAAGAGATTCTTAATGCACAAGCTCTGAGACTTGAAGGTGGTGTCACTAACTACAGTGGCATGGATGATAGAGGTAACTTCTATACCGCTAACAGAAAACTGAGTACAGTTTCTGGTGATGAAGAGTCATACAACACTCCAATTCAAACCGTAACTGGTGAAGATGCTGGTCCATCTGATACAAAAGTTGGAACAAATGGCATCAACATCTCTGACGCAAATGTCAGTGAGTTCATTAATGTTGAAGGTGGTCCAGCAAATGACATCATCTCAACATTCGATGGTCCAGTTGTATTCAACCAGAAGATTGCATCCAAGTCTGATGAAGGTATTGAAACTAAGAATCTCTACATTCAAGGTGAAGCAGATGTAGCTCGTAAGCGCACTATTGGTGTTGGTTCAACTCCAACAGAAGCAGGAACTCCAGGTGACTTGGTATTCAAAGCAAGTCCAAAACTGGTTAATGATTATGCTGGTTGGATTTACACTGTTAATAATGCATGGGAACCATTTGGATTCATTGGTACTCTGCCAACTGGATTGACGTTTGGTTCTGC